ACCTGTATTAAATTGACCCGTTGTTATATCGTTAAGGCTTCTAAAACCTACAGTAGTGTTATAGTCACCAGTAGTAAGTGCTCCAAAGACATCTACACCTACACCAGTATTATAATTAGCAGCATCTATAGTACCAGTCGCATCATCACCAATCATAATTGATGAAGTACCAAACGCTTTTGAGGTTAGTGCTGTCGAGTTTAATAATGCACTCGTTACTTTAGTTATTGCCATGTTTTTGTCTCTCTATAATTTTTTTAACCGATTGTTTTCTGTACAGATGTTGGTGTTATCTTCTCAGCTATCTGTGCATCTAAGCCTGATTTGAGTTCAGTAACCTTATCAGCAGTCAAAGCAGCCTCTACCCAACCTTGTACTTTAGCAGCGTTAAGACTTCCAAAGGCTGTGAAGCTAGAGATACTATCTGTATCTAAACCTTGGCTTCCGTAAACTCCTGCTGTCCAGTTGTTACCATCTGAGTCTTTGTTAGTGTCATCAGTTGCTGTTAGTCTCCAATGTACGTTATAAACGACATCACTATTGCTGTCTTTTGTTGGGTAAGTGTCAACTGTACTTACATCCCATGCATATGAAATTGCCATTTTTTATTCTCCTTTTAAGGTTTGTATTTCAGTTTTTAACTGTTCTATTTGTTCTTGTTGTTCTTTCATGCCTGCAACTAAGTGAGTTACAAGTTTGCTGTAGTCCATTTGATAATACTCTTCTTCTGAACCTGATACTGCATTTGGCACTACTTCTAATACCTCTTGTGCTATCAAACCTTCATCAGCTTTACCATCTGCTTTCCAATTGTAGGCTACAGGATTAAGAGCATTGATAACTTCTAAACCTCTTGAAGAACCTGTAACGTCTTTTAATCTAGCATCTGAAGATGTGTTGTAAGCTGTTGCTGAACCTGTAACTGAAATTGTGCCAACTGTATCTCCATCTTGATAAAAACGAACAGCTTCTCCTGTTGCATTAGTAACATTAACGCCCATAGAAAAATTAGCTGCGGTTACATTTAAAGAATGTGAAATTCCAAGACTGCTTGTAGTGCCTATAAGAAGTTGACCATTACTATCAAGACGCATTCTTTCTGCAGCGTTTGTTCCAAACCTCATACTGTTGTCTGAGTTTTCGTATTCTATTGTTCCTGGAAACCCTGCACTATCACCAAATTCAATTATGGGATTACTGCTAGTGTTTGTACCTTTAAGTTGTAAATGTGGTTCTCTTGAACTGCTATTTTCTTCAGCTTCAATAAGTACAGTACAATCTCCAGAAGAAGTTGCAATGTGTAGTTTTTCACTTGGAGAATGAGTTCCTATACCAAAATTACCATCTTCTTGAAGTGCATATATATTGTCTGTTGTAGAAGTATCATTATTTCTTACTATTAATTTTCCACTTGAATAACTGAATAATACAAATTTACTGTCGTCTGAATCAGTTAATCTTAATTGAGAATGTACTCCTTCAATATCTAAAATACTATCTGGACTCGAAGTTCCTATGCCTACGTTTCCACCATTTATATATGAATTTCCTGAAGCATCAAATAAAACCTTTCCTGTTCCATCATCTAATTTTAGATGTAAAAACCCATCGCCATCAGATTGTTGACCAATAGAAATAACTTCATTTGTTGAATTATTATCAATAAGTGCTATTTGTGTTGAGTTTGCTGCTGCAGATTTAACTGTAAAGGTTCTAGTAGGACTCGTAGTTCCTATGCCTACTTTTCCAGAAGTATCCATACGCATCTTGCTAGTGCCTTGCACTTGAAAATCAAGACCATTTGTAGTGTTACGAATATCTAAGGCTATTAAATCGCTTTCAGAATTTATTTGTAAGATATCAGCATCTGCACCACGAAATTCAGCAATAGTTCCTGTAGCTCCTAACTGAACATCTAACTTACCAGAAGGACTCGCAGTTCCTATGCCTACGTTTCCTGAAGAATCAATACGCATTCTTTCAGCTCTGTTTGAGCTTGTTATAGTACCTGTTAAAAATGCCAGTCCATATGCTGCTCCTGTTCCTGATTCAGTTATTGAATATATTTCACCAGTAACTCCATCTGAGTAAGTGCCTGTATAACTACTGTCATTGGTTTTAAATGCTAATACACCAGTTTTGTCGTCAGTAGTTTTTGCTCCTGAGTCGCTTATGCTTAAAGACGTTACACCTGAAGTTATTCCTTCAGGACTAGAAGTGCCTATACCTACACCTGTAGAATCTATAATAACTCTTTCAGTACCACCAGTATCAAAACGTATCTTATCTTCGTCAGAGCTTTCTTCTACTTGAATCTGTGTATCACCATCAGCATCTTGCATAAGTAAAGCTGCATTGATAGCTGTATTAGTCCATGTAATACATTCTACTGCTACACCACTTGGAGGAGCTGTAGAGAATGTTAAAGTATTTCCTGAAACTGAATAAGTACTCTTATGCTGTACAACACCGTCTAATGTAACGACTGTAGCATTTTCATTGACTGGTGCAGAGGTTAAGGTTAGTGTCGTATCACTACCATCACCTGTCATAGTATCTACAGCAGGAGCAGTACCACCACTTCCTGCAATAGCTCCCCAAGCATCTGTGTAGCCTTCGAAGTCTCCTGTAGTTGAGTTATATCTGAAATAACCTGCTGCAGGACTTGCCGGTCTTTGTGCTGTAGTTCCAACAGGAACGTGTACAGCATCTGTGTTAGCACCTAAGTCTAATGTAACATCAGGAGATGCTTGATTAATACCTATTCTATTTGTACTTACATCTGCAAATAATAATCCACTATCAATATTAACGTCACCTGAGAATGTAGCAGTTGTAAAAGTTGTCGGTGTAATGTTTGCTGAACCATCAAAGCTTACTCCACCAATTGTTCTTGCAGTTGTTAATGTAGCTGCAGAGCCTGTTGTATTTTGGTTAAGCGTTCCGACTGTTAAGTCTATTGTACCATCACCATCTTGATAATCAACTGTAATACCTGATTCAGTATTAGAACTAAACATAGCTCCTACTGTATCTTGTACAACTTCTGATAGGTCTATGTTTGCTGTACCATCAAAGCTAACACCATGTATAGTTCTAGCAGTCTCTAATGCTGTAGCAGTTGCTGCGTTACCTGTTGTGTCTTGGTTAAGTGTACCGATTACAAAGTCTAGTGTATTGTCTGAATCTTCGTAAGTAACTGTTATGTTAGTCTCTGTATTCGAGCTAACCATAGCTCCTACAGTATCACTAATTGTTTCTGCTAGTGTGACACCACCAATAGTAATTGCATCGGCTTCTAATGTACCGTCTATGTCTGCATCACCTGATATGTCAAGTGTAGCTGCATCTAACTCACCACTAATGGTTATATTTCTACCACCAGTAATGTCTTTGTTTGAATCTGTTATAATAGCCTTACTAGCTATTACTGTTCCGTTTGTTATACCATCTATAAGGTTTATGTCTGCAGCACTTGCTGTAACACCATCTAGGATGTTTAGTTCTGCAGTTGTACTTGTAACACCATCAAGTAAGTTTAATTCTGTTGCAGTTGAAGTAACTCCATCAAGGATATTAAGTTCTGCTGCTGTGCTTGTAACACCGTCTAGGATGTTTAGTTCTGCTGCAGTTGAAGTAACTGCTGTACCATTTATAGATAAAGCATCTGTTTCAAGTGTACCATCTACATCTACATCACCACTTACATCTAATGAACCTGCATCAAGTTCTCCAGTCAATGTAATGTTTCTAGCCCCTGTAAAGTCTTTGTTGCTATCTACAACAATAGCTTTAGAAGCTGCAACAGTTCCTGCTGTAACTCCATCAATTGTTTCTAGTTCTGCTTCACTTATATCTGCTGAACCTATAACAAAGCTAGTGCCTGTAATTGTAGTACCTGTAATAGTTGTACCAGTTATAGCTGCTGCACTTGAACCACCAATAACTGCACCATCAACTGTACCACCATTTATATCTGCTGTGTCTGCTACTAAACTATCGATGTTGGCTGTTCCATCGATGTATAAGTTTCTCCATTGTTGTGAAGAACTTCCTAAGTCATAAGTATCATCATCATCAGGAATAATGTGTGAATCTACGTCAGCTCCAAAGACTACGTTGTCTGAAGCAGCATCACCAAGAGTAAGTGTACCACCATTAAAAGTTGTTGTTCCTGTTACTGTTAAGTTACCACCTACAGCTACATTACCTGTAGTAGTTATTGAATCTATGTATGCATCTTTGAAGTATAGTGAAGATGTTCCTAAATCTACATCACTATCTGTTACGGGTAATAAAGCTCCGTCTTGCAGTCTTATTTGTTCTACTGCAGAAGAAGAAACTTCTACGTAAAATCCCCATCTATTGTTTGAATCGTCTACGACAATCTTGTTTAAAAAATCTAAGTCACCGATAGTGTGGATGTTACCACCTTGCCCTGCTGTACCATCATGTCTATGACCTGTAGAACTAGCACTACTTGAACTGTAAGCAAATGCATTAACTAATTGATTGTACTCGTTATTGAATAACGCAGCAGTTATAGTATCTCCATCTGCGAATGAACTTTGTCGTGTATAAGTCTGTGCCATTTATTATCTCCTGCCTGAAGGTACGTAATTTATATAAAGCCCATTAATGGTATATGGTGCTTTCGTATCATCACTAATTACTGTAAAACTGTTACTGTGTCCACTACCTTGTAGTGCGACTCTTATTAATGGATTTTCTGCTCCACCAAATACATTAGTATTAAATAAAGCTTCACCAAATAAAGATGGTGGGTCTATGATTCCTAAATCAAAAGGGTTTGGTGGTTGTGGTATATCCGTACTACCATAGTCAAATCTAACTTGTACATCTGGTTCTACAACACCTTCTGCACTTGCAGAAACTTTTAAGTAATGTAAAGTTTTTAATGTTCCTAAATCTCCATAGTCATAATCTGGAGTTGCGTAACGAGCTAAAATACTAGAGCCATCAAATGTGTTACCGGTATCGTGTTGATAGATATAACCTTCTGTATCTCCATGATAATACTGTTCAACATTATTACTATCAAAACCAGAACCAATTGCAGTCACTTCTAAACTTCTTGTTTCAGACCATTGAAACCCATTAGGTCTTAATGTTCCTATAATTCCTTTTTGCTGTGTTTGTTCTAATGAAGTATTAGTATAAAATAATCTATATTGAGATTTTTCTCTTAATACTAAACTAGTTATTATATAACTATTTATACTTTCTGTCAAGTCTGTTACAAGAGGTTGTATCTCTTTACTAACTGTACCTAACTCAACGTCACCAATTCTTGCTGTACCGGCTACAGTCCTTAAACCATCAGGGGCTAAAAAGATTAAGTCACCACCAATCTCCTGAATACTATAACCACTTAAACAACCTACGTTTTTTGTAACTGGAACAACTGCAATATTACTTGAATCATTTATATTTATAAGTTTAAATATACTGTTTGTACAGAATATAAATAATTCATTACGGAAACCTTTAATGCCTTCTATCTGGTCTTCTAAAACTATTGACCCTGAACCTGTACCACTAAAACTTGTTGGGTCTAAAGTTGAGCTGTAATAAACAGTATTTAAATTGTCTTCAACTCCTGCAGCAATTAAATGTTTATCGTGCGTTGTAACATATTTAACATATTTAGTTCCTGTTACAGTAATTTCTTCTGCAAAAAAAGTTCTACTAGCTAAAGCACCAGTACCTTCCATTCTAAATATGTAAGGTTTATTAGCTCCGTCTGATATAATAACTTGACCATAATCATAAGTTGGTCCATCAAACAAAGTAAATTGAGATTGTCCTTGTCCTGTTCTAGTAAGCGTACTACGTCCTGTAAATGCTGTATGATTATCTCCACTTCCTGCTACTGAAGCTCTACCTATGTTTAACCAGTTTTGTCCATCGTTACTAAAATAAATTGCAGTTCCTGCTGTAACAATAACTCCATCAGCATATGGAAAAACACCTAGTATATTTGTTGCACCACCTGTAGGTCTTGTTGCATTAGTAGTACCATACTTCTGATAACCATTAATACGTCTGTATCCACCCTCTGTAGATACTTCGAAGTTTCTAAGTTCTCTTGCTACACCGGGAGTTCTTAATAAGTCTATTGAGTTAGCAGACTTAACTAAACCACCATCACATGCAACTGTATAAGGTTGAGATGCTGCCATAATTAGAAGTAAATCCTATCATCTCCAATGTACGATGGAGAAGGGTTAATTAAATTTGATTTCATATTTCGCATACCTTTTTTATAATCATCCATAGCAAAGGCAGCTTGTTGTGGGCTTTCTTTAAACTGCCACACATAGTAACGTGCTTTAGCAGTTATTACATTAGAGTACTGGTCAGGTAATACTATTTCATCACTATAAGCTGACAAAGCTGTTGGTGCAGTATATGCATAAAAATGCACATTATAAGTTTTATCAGGTATAGGACTTAATCCAAACTTACGATGATCTGGACTACGAATAACATATTTTGGTTGTCCGTATTGTTGAGTGTCTGCATCATCGTTGTTTTCGGCATCTCGTAAATACCTAGTCCAATCATCTAATGTAATAAATTTTAATCCTTGTGACACGTAGGGAGTAGTTGCTCCACTAACACCAATAGTTGTTAAATAAAAATCATCCCAATCAACGGATGAATAGTCTGTAGTTATATTAGAACTACCAGACTTTAACAAGTACCATCGAGTACCTGCTGTAGTTTCTACAGTTACGTTACCATAGAAAGGGTCTGTTCCTCCACTAGCTGCAACTGCAAAGAAAGGAAGTTGTGGTTCTTCATTTGCAATGTCGTTTAAAGATTTGTTAATAGAGTTTTTAACAAAGTTTTGAATTCCTGTTGCAGTAGCAAACGTAGATGAAGTTAATTCAATTTCATTAAGTTCTCTAAGAACATCGTTAGTTAGTGTGAGAAATGTTGTTGCCATTATTTTTTATGTTGTTTTTGAACTGCAAAATTAGCAGTAAGACTTGCACCTTTATGTTTAACAAACTTACCGGTGTGCTTCATTAATTTATAATCTTTACCATCTTTCATCCAATGGTATCCTTTTGGTGCTGTTACTTTCATATTAACAAGGTTTAGCTTTAGGCATTACTTCTCCACCTTTTCTGTACATCATACGTGATTTACCACCACCCATTTTCTTTTGTCTTTTTTTAGGTCTTCCAACTTCAGACCCGTATGTTCCTTTACCCATTGGCATAATAATTCTCCAGTTAATATATTAGTTAAAAGTGTAAGGGGGAAGCGAACACATGATTCCTTCCCCACTTACGGGTTTGCTTAGTCTATTACATAGAAAGCACCTGCAAGAGCTTCAGGTCTAAGTACTTGTGCACCATAAACGTGAAGTCCTCTTACTATATCACCAAATGAATCAGGGTCACGAAGGACTTCTGTTGATGTTATAGCTTGGGCAGTTGCTGTAGATGAGATGTGACCTGCCATAACTTTGCCAGTAGCATTAGATGTTGCTGCGACATTGTTAGACTTGTACATATCAAATCCACGTAATTTACCACTTGATACTAAACCATTTCTCAATGATCCTTGACCTGCGTTGAAGTCAACGGATAGTAACTTAGAATCTGATTGAGCAAGTTCCTCATAGAATGAAGGTGGTGCTAAGAACCATCTTCCTTCTTCAGGGATATTTTGATCATCCAGTTTTCTAGCTAGTCTAGCCATAAGGTCTAGAGCATCGACACCAGTTCCGTCAGAACCTAAAAGGTCTACAGAATTAGTAGCGTGAGCTAGTGTTGCATCAGCAGTCGCACTGTCAGAACCGATCAGGTGATCAGGTGACGAAGTGGATATGCCGGCAAACATTTCAGCAATAACACCTTCGTCAAATGCATCTTTTAATGCATAAGCAGCAGATGAACTAGCTACTTCTTTGAAGTTCACGTGAGACATTGAAGTTTCAATATCATCAACGATGAATTTAAAAGCGTTAGCTACATCAACAACCATTGTTAGTTCTTGGTCAGTTAATGCTGTTTTAGTTACGTTAGCACCTCTTTCATATTGATAGACGGTGATTTCCGGTTCTTTAATGATTCTTACAGTATCTCCGAAAGCAGATATTTCTCCTGAGTAATCAGTGTTAGTGATTGCTTCTGCTACCGAAGCTTTTCTGAAAAAGTTTAAAACCTTTTTAGAATAGACTTTCGGTAAGAAAAAGGAGTTAGTCTGACCACTTACGGAATTACCAAAGTTACCATTTGTATCAGTTGATTGCTCAAATAAAGCATCAGATTGATTATATGCCATAATTATTCTCCTTGAATATTATTAACTTTGTTATTATATAATTCTACCTTCTTCTAAAGCTTTGTCGATTTCTGTTTCCAGTCTATCATACTCGTCCATAGATAAGGCAGCAATTTCCTGTTGTGTCCAAATCTTAGGTTCAGTTACATCTGCAGGTTTTGTAGTCTTAGTAGATACTAAATCTGCTGCATCTGTCCTTGATTTGGTAGGAGTTGATTTTTCAAAGTTTAATCCATTTTCAGCTTTAAAAAGATCGATAGCTTTACTAGCAAGAGTTGCATTGTTTGGATTGTTATAAATCCAATCTTTGATCTCTTCTGGTTGAGTTTCTGCCCAATCATGAAATTCATCACTACTTCTAAGTTCATCAAAGTCAGGATGTTTATTTAACAAATCTTTCTCTGCTTCTCTTTTTAGTATTTCTGTTTCACGATTTTGCATTGCATCTAATCTTTCTTGCAGGGTTGCAAGTTTCTCTTCGCTTTGCAAATGGGCTACTGATTCAACCACTTCATAAACATCAGGATACTGAGCTTTAAATTGTTCTAGTTCTTCTGGAGTTTTAGGAGCTTCATACTCAGGTTGCGTTTCCGTAACTTTTTGTAATAACTCTTGTTCTCTAGTTCTAAAATTATTTAAACTATTATCATAATGCTTTTTTAAGTCATCATATCTTTTTTTGTAATCTGGACGTTTGTGAGTTTGTTGTTTAGTTGGAGCAGGCTCTGCATTCACAGGTTCTGCTTCTTCTTCCGAACTTACTTGTGGACGTTCAAAAAACAATCCTTCCGCACTCTCTCCATGTTTAGGCATTACTTCATCAGTATGCCATGATTTTTTTTGATTGTACGGATTTGGTGTTGCTTCTACGGATTCCTCCTGTATTTGTTCAACTTCTGTCATTTTGGTTCTCCTTAAGGGCTTGTGCTATTTCCAAGGTAGCCTATTCTAAAAACGTCTTTTTTATTAGGGGCTTGTCTTACAAGGTAGCTAAAGGTTATAAATTGGTAGGGGTTACTGACGTAAGTAGCCTACCGGTTACTAGCTTCTGACGTATGGTCGAGTAGAAAGCATAGATTTTTTAAGTTCATTCCTAACTAAATCCTCTTCCTCTTTCATACCTGCTCGAGCACCAACAGTTTCTTTCGTCACTCTGATGTCTTGCTGTTGAGGTTCAGGTTGAGGTTTATAAATAGGTGCTTCCTCTTCTACCGTTCCACCATCTGCTAAATCTTGTCTTCCATCTGCAGCAGCTTCTGCTTCTTTCATCATAGACATCAAAGTGTCTTCTCCGATTTCTTCAGTTGCTTTTGCAGTAAAGACAAATTCTCCATCCGATAGCCTTGCAGGTATCGAATCGGACCTACCAGTTCCCGGACCTTCTACAGTCCCAGAACCAGTAAATTCTGTTGCACTCTCGACTACTTGATCAAATAATTCGCTTAGTCTGTTGTCTTTCTCAAGAGCTGCATTTAAATATGTTCTATCTTCTGTAGACAATGTTTCTTCCACAACATAGTCTACGTAATCTTCTTCCATCTCTTCGTCAGGAAGCATTTCTTGTTCTTGTTCCATTGGCATAGGTTGTTCTTCAACTTTAGCCGGTGATACAGATATTGCAAGTGCATTCATCTGATCATCTATTTCTCCACCTTCTGCAAACATAGGTCTTTGCATGCTTTCTTGATTTGGATACCTTGGTAATGGAGTTAAAAACATTTGTGCATCTTCTGCTCCTGTTCCACTACCAGAAGATTTGACTTTGTTTATTAAAGATTTTATTAATCCACCTAACGATTTAGGATTACGCTTTTCTAAATCTTGAAGAAGTTTAAAGTCTTCACCACTAATCTTACCATCTTTATTAGTATCTAGTTTCTTTTGTTTACCTTTTAAGTTTGCCATTAGTCTTCCTTTCTATCTAGTGTTACTTTTACT